TAGGTCTTAATCCAAACGCAGTAGGTTGTTCTACAGGAGTTATTGTAAGAGATGGAATGCTTGCAGACTGACAAAAATATGTTAAAGTAGGAAGTCTTGTAATTTCAAGTTGAAAGTAATTACTAGAGAGATAATTATTTGTGTCTGGTTGTGTAGGATATAACCTTTTTGCAACATCCGGCATCCCAGGCCCAGTATATCCATCTCTTTCTCCAGTATAACCGCCTTGGAATTTATCTGATGTATAATCGATAGACATAAGAAGTTTCTCCTATAGTATGTATAAAAGAAAAGGGGAGTCCCCGAAAGGACTCCCCTAATTCAAATCTCGTTTACTAACCTATATCAAGTATTACCGTGTAGGTTATTGATTGCGAACAGTCTGTAGTAGCAGTTCTTATCGGCAGTAATTGTTGAGTCACCCGGTGTTGTTCCGTCGTCGTGTGCGAATGGGTTTGCAACCATTCCGTAACGAGTCTTGAAGCCAATCTTAGGCTGGAAGGTGTTCTCACCAACCGCACGCACCATCTGGAGTGGGACGTATGGGCAGTAGAAAATACCAGCATCATAAGGATTGCTACCTCTATAACCTACAGTTACAAAGTTTACGTCAGCGTTAGCATAAGGATCAATGTAAACCTTCATCTTACCGTTGAGTGTACCGACGAAAGTGTTGCCGGTGTCATCAACGTCTAGGTTGACATTGAGTGCGGGTGAGATGTTAAGGAATCCACCCATTGCTAATGCAGATGCAACATCTGCGGAGCAGATAATGAAGTTACCCTTACCACGACGAGTATCCTTAGCAATTCTGTTTGCTTCTCTTTCGATCTGGTACATTAGACCGCGGAAGCGTTCTGCACTCCAACGACCGTCTGAGTCAGCAATCATATTGTAAGTACCAGCAAGAAGCAGATCACTCTGCTGTGCGCCTGCCTTTGCACTACCGTAGATAGCACGAAGGAGTTCACGGTTGATTTCAGCGAGAATTTCGGTGCTAAGAATATTAGCAAGTTCAGTCTCTGCGTCGAGTCCGTGGACAGCCTTGAGGTCCTGAGCGAGTTCAGTGGTGTACTCGGCTTTGAGGGCGCGAGTTCTTGCTTCCACAGCGACTCTCTCGATTGTGAATGCCATCTGTTTGAATCCAGCAGCAGCCGAACCATCTAATGCTTCAGCAGATGCGGTGAGTAAACCACGGAATTCATCATACGCTATTGTTCCTGTGGGATCTACACCACCAGTTGCAGTACTTGCAGTTCCGACAGTTGATCTATCTGAACCAGAGAATTTAGCATTTGCTTCCTGATAAAGAGCCTCTTGCCCACTCTGAGAATCATATCTTGCACGCATTGCGAAGATAAGTCCGGTTGGTGCGCTCATGGGCTGAACACCAGCAATGTCGTATGCCATTAGGTTAGGCATTGAACGACGAACGAGGCTGATTAGGATTGGATCATAACCAGCGAGGTTGCCTTGTGCGGAGGCGGCAGCAGAAACGCTGAAACCACCACCCATGTTGTTAGTGGGCTGTTCTGTGATATATTGCTCACGAAGGGCACGCTCTTGGTTCTCAAGAAGACATGCTGTTACTTTCTTTTTATATGAATCTTCGATGGCAGGAAGATCACCGTGTCCGAGGACTGGGTTCCACTTCTCTACCAACTGATCATATGGTGTTCCTGTGTTGTGTAATTCTGACATTGTTGTTTTCTCCTGTTAGAATGTCAAATTTTTCTGTTATGTCTTGCTATCGTAGAAACATACGAACCCATCGGGGTGTTAGTTTCTTCTGATAACATTTGTTGGGTATTAGTTGAACCCTCTTCTACATCATCGGATGTATGCGATTCTACTACTGGAGCGTTATTAAAATAACTTTCCTTTAGTACTTGTAGTTTATCTCTATACTGATCTTCATTTTCAAACTCAACGCCTTCTGCTAATGAAGCGAGTCTTTCAATCTCAGTATCTGCTAGACCATGTGCCTCTTCCATGAA